TGATATTTTCGTAAAACCTGCAAGATCAATCAACTTCATTGGACTTACCTTCGTTGCTACTCGCACTGGAGTAAGTTTTGAAGAAGTCGTTGGAAACGTTTAATTACTAGAGGTAAAACACAATGGCAAATCAGAACATTCCAATTACAAAAGAAAGAACCCTTGAGGTATTCAAGAGAAAAATGATTGGCGGTGGAGCAAGACCTAATTTATTTGAATGTGAATTATATTTTCCAGAAGCAGCACTTCCAGATGGATCTACTCCCATAGATTTATCTGATTTAACTAGATTCTTAATCAAAGCAGCATCTCTTCCAGCATCAAATCTTGGTATTATTGATGTTCCTTTTAGAGGAAGAAATCTTAAAATTGCTGGCGACAGAACATTTGATCCTTGGACCATTACTGTCATTAATGATATTGATTTCAGTATCAGAAATGCATTTGAAAGATGGATGAACTTAATCAATAAACACGAAGATAATGCTGGACTTATTGAACCAGCTGCATATCAACAAGATGCCCTTATCAGGCAACTTGGAAGAGCAGGACTTAATGGATCTGCTCCAGGATCTGAAGCCACACTTCCTATTTTAAAACAATATCAGTTTTATGGAATATTCCCAACTTCAGTAAGTGATATTACAGTTTCTTATGATTCTTCAGATACAATTGAAGAATTTACTGTAGATCTCCAAGTTCAATGGTGGGATGCTCTTGATAGTAATGGCAATAGTCAACTTGGGACTGGAGTATAAATACTAAAAAGTAGTTTAATATTTGATGGCTAAATTATTTGGTTTTAAAATACAGAATACTGGAGAAGATAAGTCTAAAAAACTTATTTCTCCAGTTGCCCCTAATGATGAGGATAAATCAGATTTTTATGTCTCTAGTGGATTTTATGGGCAATATGTAGATATTGAAGGAGTATATAAAAACGAACAGGATTTGGTGAGAAGATATCGTGAGATGTCTCTTCATCCAGAGTGTGATAGTGCTATTGAAGATGTAGTAAACGAAGCAATTGTATCAGATTTAAATGATTCTCCGGTAGAAATTGATCTATCAAATCTTCCAGCGTCAGATAAACTAAAAGCCATTATTAGAGACGAGTTTAAATATATAAAAGAAATAATGGACTTTGATAAAAAGTCCCACGAAATTTTTAGAAATTGGTATGTAGATGGAAGAATCTTTTACCATAAAGTAATTGATATGAAAGATCCCAGTTCTGGGATTCAAGAGATAAGATTTATTGATCCATTAAAAATTAGATTCATTCGTAAAGCAGAACAAACAAATAATAATAATCAATCTTCAATGTTTGTAAACAAAGAAGGTTTAGAGCAATATCAAGCACCAAATATTGAAGAATATTATTTGTATGATCCAAATAGTCCAACTTCAAGTGGTGGAACAATTTCATATAGAAACGAATCAAAAAGTGTAAAAATTGCAAAAGATTCAATTACATATGTAACTTCTGGATTGGTAGATAGAAATAAACAAACAATACTTTCATACCTACACAAAGCAATTAAGGCACTCAATCAATTAAGAATGATTGAGGATAGTTTAGTCATTTATAGACTTTCTCGTGCCCCAGAACGTCGTATATTCTATATTGATGTTGGCAATCTCCCCAAGATTAAAGCAGAGCAATATTTACGAGATGTGATGAATCGTTATCGCAATAAACTTGTTTATAATGCTGATACTGGAGAAATTCGTGATGACCGTAAGCATATGGCGATGCTTGAGGACTTTTGGTTACCACGTAGAGAAGGTGGTCGTGGAACTGAAATTACCACACTTCCTGGTGGACAGAATCTTGGAGAACTTGCCGACATTGAGTATTTCCAAAAGAAGTTATACAAATCCCTAAATGTTCCATCAAGTAGAATTGATGTTGGTGGTGGTGGATTCAATTTGGGAAGATCTTCAGAAATTTTGAGAGATGAGTTAAAATTCACAAAATTTGTAGGAAGACTTAGAAAAAGATTTTCTGGAATTTTCAATGATATGCTGAAAACGCAGCTTATCTTAAAGAATATTGTTACTCCAGAAGATTGGCAAATTTTAAACGACCACATCCAATATGATTATGTTTATGATAATCATTTCTCAAATCTTAAAGATAATGAATTATTAAATGATCAATTGGGTGTTGTTGCAGCAATGGAACCATATCTTGGAAGATATTTTTCTGCACAATATATCAGAACTAAAGTATTGAAGCAGTCTGATACAGAAATGTTAGAAATTGATAAGCAGATCAAAAAAGAGATTGAAGATGGTATTATTCCAGATCCTAATCAACCAATAGATCCAACAACTGGAATGCCTATGCAAGATATGAATGGTTCTATGGATTTGGGACAACCAATGATGGAACCAGGATTAGAAAATCAAGCAAAAGCAACGCAAGTTCAAATGCCGAAAGGTGGAGAGATATAAATAGTTTTTAGTTATTATATACCAAAACAGTATGGATGATCTACTAGATATGATTGTTTCTGATGAATCCCCTTCACAAATTGCAGATAAAATTAAAGAAATTCTTTTTGCTAAAAGTGCAGAAAGAGTTGAGGCAGTAAGACCTCAAGTTTCTGCTGGTCTTTTTGATGAAGAAGATTCGGAAACTGATGAAGATGATGAAAATGATGATGAAGATTACACAGAGGACGAAGAATAATGACAGTTCACAAACCAGTTGGTCTTGGTAGTTCTATTTCGGTTGTTTCTGGAACTGCAACAACTTCATCTACATTATCAATTCAAACAAAAGCATTAAGAGTTGTAGCAACTGCTCCAGCTTTTATTGCAATTGGAACAAACCCATCAGCAACAATTGCAGATTATTATGTGCCAAGTGGAGGAACTGCAGTTCTTGCATTAAGTCCAGCATCACAAAGAATTGTTGGAATCACAACAGGGACTACAACTACAATCACTTTTCCTGAAGGAACTGGATCACCATTTGAAGTTGGAGATTATGTATCTTTAACTTCTGTGGGACAAACATACTACAACTTTACACATCAACCTGTGACGGCAGTTGATTCTTCAACTGGTTATAATGGTTATTATTCTACTAGAGTTAGTATTGGAACAAATACTTCAGGAATTTTAACTGCATTCTCTACTGATGGTAATTTGAGAAAATCTGTAAAAGTATCTGCATATGGAACTGGAGCAGGAACTTTATATTATCAACAAATTCAAATTGCTGGAGACGCATAAACAAATGAAACTAATCACAGAAGAAGTACAAAAAGTTGAATTTATCGTTGAAGGAAAGGGTTCTGAAAAGAAAATGTTTATTGAAGGTATTTTCCTTCAAGGTGATCTAGAAAATAGAAACAAAAGACGTTATCCAACTCAAATTCTTTCCCGTGAAGTAAAAAGATATAATGAATCATTTGTAGAAAAAGGTCGTGCTCTTGGAGAGTTAGGACATCCAGATGGTCCTACAGTAAATCTTGATAGAGTTTCTCATAAAATTGTTTCTCTCACTCAAGAAGGAAACAATTTTAGAGGAAAAGCACAACTTTTAGAAACACCAATGGGTAAGATTGCAAAATCTTTAATTGGTGAAGGTGTTATGTTAGGTGTTTCTTCTCGTGGTATTGGTTCATTAACTCCAACAAATGAAGGATATTCAGTAGTTGGTGAAGATTTTATGCTTGCTACTGCTGCTGATATTGTTGCAGATCCTTCTGCGCCAGATGCTTTTGTGAATGGGATTATGGAAGGAAAGGAATGGATTTGGGAAGGAACTATTTTGAGAGAAAAGAATGCAACTAGCATTCAAAGAAGAATAAATACATTAGTTGATCAAAAGAGATTGGATGAACAGAAACTTAATCTGTTCAATGAATTTCTATCAAATTTATAATTTATAAATAAATATAGATTTAACAAAGGTTTAATCGGAGAGTTCAAATGTCCCGTGGTAACAATTTACAAGAAATGGAAACAGGCACTTCACAATCTCGCACTGCTGTAAATGCGAATGCAAAGGCAGGCGAGTCAATGCAGAAATTAGATGCAGGAGCAGTTGCTGGTCAAACTGGCAGTTGGGAAGATCTTGGTGGTCCTACCCCCGAGAACTACAAATCAACTGATGATTCAGCAAAATTAAAAACTCCTGGCGCAACGCTTAAGCAAGTTAAGGACGTTATCAACAAAGGTGCAAAACCTGCTGAAGCAATGAAGTCTATGAAGGAAGAGGAAGAACTTGAAGATGAAGATCTTCTTTCCGAAGCAGAAGAAAAAGAAGATGAAGGTAGTGAGGAAGATGATGCAGAAGATGCAAAAGAAAAGAAAAATAAAAAGTCCAAAAAGTCAGAAGACGAAGAGGATGGTGAAGAAGAAGATAAGCCTATGAAGGAAGCATATGACATTGAAGAAGATGTTAATGCTCTTCTGGGTGGAGAAGATCTTTCCGAAGAATTCAAAGAAAAAGCAAAAATTATCTTTGAGTCAGCAATCAATTCAAAGATTGTTGAAATTCAAGAATCACTAGAAGAATATTATGAAGCTCAATTAATTGAGCAAGTTGAAGATATGAAAATTCAACTTGCTGAAAGAGTTGATTCATATCTTGAGTATGTATCTGATGAATGGATGCAGGAAAATGCACTTTCAGTAGAAAGAGGACTTCAGGCAGAAATGACTGAATCGTTCCTTTCTGGTCTGAAAGGACTTTTTGAAGAACATTATGTAACAATCCCTGAAGATAGATATGATGTACTTGAGAGTATGGTAGACAAACTTGATGAAATGGAGACAAAACTCAATGAGCAAATTTCAAAGAACGTTGCTCTTAATCAAAAACTAGCAGAATCAGTTGCTGATGTAATTTTCAGTGATATTTCTGAGGGACTTGCAGTTTCGCAGAAAGATAAACTTGCTTCTCTAGCAGAAAGTGTTGAGTTTGAAAGTGAAGCAGAGTATCGTGAGAAACTAGTAACATTGAGGGAAGCTTATTTTCCAAAGAATGCTGGTACTCAAAGAGATCATTCAGAAACATTAACTGAAGAAGGTTTAACTTACAATCAACCAGTTTCTGGTTTGATGGAATCATATCTTCAGACTCTGAATAGAGTTTCAAAAAAGTGATTTTTAAATCATAAATCAAACTAACAAATTTCCAAAAGAGGCAAAACAAATGCAAATGTTCAATGCAGAACAATTGCAGGAAAAGTGGGCACCACTTCTAAACTATGAGGGTCTTGATAAAATCAAAGACTCGCATCGCAGAATGGTAACTGCAGTCCTGCTAGAAAACCAAGAAAAATTCTTAAGAGAGGAGCGTGACTTCCTCTATGAAGCACCAACCAACTCAGCTGGTACTGGTGGTTTCTCAAACACTGGAACTGGTGCAGTTGCTGCTGGTCCAGTTGCTGGTTTTGATCCAGTTCTTATTTCATTGATCAGACGTTCAATGCCTAACTTGGTCGCTTATGACCTCGCTGGCGTTCAACCAATGAACGGTCCTACTGGACTCATCTTCGCAATGCGTTCACGTTATACTAACCAGTCTGGAACTGAAGCACTCTTCAACGAAGTAGATACTTCATTCTCTGGCGAAAACGCAGGTCAGAACCTCACGGGTTCCTTCACTGATGGTGTTGCTGGTTTTGGTACTACTTCAAGCCCAGCAGGAACAAATCCAGGTCTTCTCAACCCAGTTGGAACCGCTGCAACCAATAGCTATGCTACTGGTCAAGGAATGAACACTGGCGATTCTGAAAATCTTGATGGTAGTGGCGCTAGTGCGTTCAACCAGATGGCATTCTCAATTGAGAAAGTCACTGTTACTGCAAAGTCAAGAGCACTCAAAGCTGAGTATTCATTAGAACTCGCACAAGACCTCAAGGCTATCCACGGTCTAAACGCAGAAGCAGAACTTGCTAACATTCTCTCAACTGAAATCCTCGCTGAAATCAACAGAGAAGTTATCCGCACAATCTACAAGATTGCAGAGCAAGGCGCTGCTGTTAACACTGCTACCGCTGGTATTTTTGACCTTGACGTTGATTCCAACGGTCGTTGGTCAGTTGAGAAGTTCAAAGGACTTCTATTCCAAATCGAGCGCGATGCTAACGCAATCGCACAAAGAACTCGTAGAGGAAAGGGTAACATGATCCTCTGCTCGGCAGACGTTGCTTCGGCACTCACCATGGCAGGTGTTCTTGATTACACCCCAGCACTTAACGCTAACCTCAACGTTGATGACACCGGAAGCACCTTCGCTGGTGTTCTCCAAGGTAAGTATCGTGTTTATATCGATCCTTATGCTGCTAACGTTTCATCTAACCAATACTACGTTGTTGGTTATAAGGGTTCTTCACCTTATGATGCAGGACTATTCTACTGCCCATACGTTCCCCTTCAAATGGTTCGTGCAGTTGGCGAGAACAGCTTCCAGCCAAAAATCGGGTTTAAGACTCGTTATGGCATCGTTGCTAACCCATTCGCTGAAGGCACTGCACAAGGTTCTGGTCGTCTTCTTGCTAACGCAAACCGTTACTACAGAAGAGTCCGCGTTGACAATTTAATGTGATCCATTGGTTCACACAATTACTGGAGGGTCCTTCGGGACCCTCTTTTTTATGCAAATAAATACAAATAAAAATGTCGCAGACACCATTCTCAAAACAATTATCAAATAGAAATTTCTTATCTCCAGCTGGATTTAAATTTTCTATTACAAAGATTCCAAAAGCAGATTTCTTTTCTAATTCTGCAAATATTCCAGGAATCAATCTTGGTGTTGCAATGCAACCAACTTATCTAAAAGATATTCCTGTTCCTGGTGATAAAATAACTTATGATGATTTATCTTTTAGTTTTTTTGTAGATGAAAATTTAGAAAATTATCTTGAAGTTCATAATTGGATAAGAGGACTTGGTTATCCAGAAAGTATTCAAGAATTTTCTAGTTTAAAAGAAAATGATCAATATTTTCCTACTAACTCGGCAAGAAATCCTTATAATGAATATTCTGACGCTTCTTTGTCAATCTATAATAGCAATTTCAATATAATTGCACAAATACATTTCAAAGATGTCTTTCCTGTAAGTTTATCTCCTGTAAATTTTGATGCAAAATCAGGTGATATTAATTATGTTGAAGCAGAGGTCACTTTTAAGTATTCTATATATGATATAGTTGTTTTATGATTTATGAACCTTGATGAAATTCAATTATTATGGGAAGAAGATTCAAAAATAGATCAAGATAATCTCCACACAGAATCATTAAAAATACCTTCTCTCCACGCAAAATATTATAAAATTTATAACAATATTTTAACTCTCAAAAAATCTCAAGAGAACAAATATAAAATTTTAAAAAAAGAAAAATGGCAATATTACACAGGAAAATCTGATCCTGATGTTTATATTAAAAAACCATTTGATCATAAAGTATTAAAGCAAGATTTAGATAAGTATCTTGATGCTGATGAAGAATTAATTACTTGTTTAACAAAAATTGAATATTACCAAATGATGGTAGATTATTTGGAAAGTATTTTAAAAACAGTATTAAACAGAACATATCAATTAAAAAATGCCATTGATTGGTCAAAATTTGTTGCAGGATATAGTTAAAATATGACTGACATTATTATCAAAAAGAAGAATGAAATTTTCCTCACAATAAAGGCAGAACCACATATATTTCAAGAATTGTCAGATCATTTTACTTTTGACATTCCTGGTGCAAAGTTTATGCCGCAGTATCGCAGTAAGCATTGGGATGGAAAAATAAGATTATTTTCTACACATAATGGTGAGATTTATGTGGGTCTTTTGGATAAAATTATTTCTTGGGCAAAAAATCATCAATACTCAATTGAGTTTGAAAATAATAAATTTTATGGAACTCCATTTGAAGAAAATGAGATGATCTCATATGAAGGAGTTTCTGATTATATGAATAAAATATCAAAACATAAACCAAGAGATTATCAAATTGATGCTGTTTATGATGCATTAAAATACAATCGTAAACTTTTAGTATCTCCCACTGCTTCAGGAAAATCTTTAATGATTTATTCTGTTGTTAGGTATTATATTGAATTAAGTAAAAGAATTTTACTTATTGTTCCAACAACTTCTCTTGTTGAACAAATGTATAAAGATTTTGAAGATTATGGATGGAATGCAGAAGAATATTGTCATAAAATCTATTCAGGTAAAGAAAAGATAACTGATCTTCCTGTAGTGATTACTACTTGGCAGTCAATATACAAATTAGATAGAAAATTCTTTAAAGATTTTGAAGTTGTAATTGGAGATGAGGCACATCAATTTAAATCAAAGTCTCTAATAAGCATCATGACCAAGTTGGATGATGCCAAGTATAGATTTGGTTTCACTGGAACTTTAGATGGGTCACAGACGCACAAATGGGTCTTGGAGGGCTTATTTGGTCCTAGTTACAAAGTAACTCAAACAAAAGATCTAATTGATAAGGGTCATTTATCAAAACTACAAATTCGTGTTCTTTTATTAAAGCATGATGAACATCAATTTAATGATTATGAAGAAGAAATTCAATATCTTATCAATCATCAAAAAAGAAATAATTTTATTAAAAATCTTGTAATTGATTTAAAAGGAAATACATTGGTTCTTTTTAATCGTGTTGAATCTCATGGAACTCCTCTTTATGAGTTGATAAATAATTCAGTAGATAAAAATCGTAAAGTATTTTACGTTCATGGTGGAATAAGTACAGAAGAAAGAGAAAAAGTAAGAGAAATTACAGAAAAAGAAAGCAATGCAATTATTGTTGCTTCTTATGGAACATTCTCAACTGGAATCAATATTAAAAATTTGCATAATGTAGTCTTTTCTTCACCAAGTAAATCTAGAATAAGAAATTTACAATCTATAGGCAGAGTTTTAAGAAAAGGGGATAGTAAAACCAAAGCTATTCTTTATGATATTGCCGATGATATTACATACAAATCAAAGAAAAATTATACGTTAAATCATTTAATTGAAAGAATAAAAATCTACAATGAAGAAAAATTTAACTATGAAATTATACAAGTTAATTTTAAAGAAAAATGAACGAAGACTTTTACGCAGTTATAAAATTAATATCAGGTGAAGAAATATTTTCGCAAGTATGTTCTTGTGAAGAAAAAGATAAAACTATTTTAATTCTTGATACTCCAGTAGTTATTGAAACAATTAATATTCGTCAACTAGGAGTTAGCGCAGTTCGTGTTAATCCTTGGTTAAAATATGCAAATGATTCAGTTTTAGTTATTAATATGGATAGAGTAATTACAATTACTGAAATAAATGATGAATCAATAATTAAAGTGTATAATAAATTCTTAAGAGATAAAGATAAAAAAACTTCTATGAGCAATATTACTCCCAATATGGGATTCTTATCATCTATTGCTGAAGCAAGAGTATCTTTAGAGAAGTTATACAAAAATACTTGAAGATATAGCTGATCTTCAACCCTAACAGAGTGATTATAGACAGATTCAAACTGTTTGTCAACTACTTGATCTATGTGCTATAATGAACAAAGATTAATAAGACTTATAAATGAAAGAAAAGAAAAAGAATCCTAATTATGTGAATAATAAAGATTTTCATGATGCATTGATTACTCATAAGAGAAGACTGGAAGAATCAAAAACTAATGGTCTTCCACCACCAAGGATTTCTAATTATCTTGGCGATTGTTTTTTGAAAATTGCTACTCACTTATCATATCGTCCAAACTTTGTAAATTATATGTTTCGTGAAGATATGATTTCAGATGGTGTAGAAAATTGTGTTCAATACATTAACAATTTTGATGTCAATCGTTCAAATCCATTTGCTTACTTTACTCAAATTGTTTGGTATGCTTTCTTAAGACGCATTTCAAGAGAAAAGAGACAAATGGAAATTAAAGAAAAGATTATTGAACGCAGTGGATTTGAAGAAGTGTTTACTGCTGATCAAGGATTTAATAGATCAGATTATAATACAATTAAAGATAATATTCAAATTAAATTGAGTCAATGAAGATCGGTTTGATAACAGACAGTCATTATGGGTTCCGCAAAGCAAATAAATCTTTCCACGAGTATTTTGCTAAATTTTATGATGACATATTTTTTCCTACATTAGAAAAACGTAAAATCAAAACTGTCATTCATTTGGGTGATGCTTTTGATAGTCGTAAAGGTGTTGATTATTGGGCTCTTGATTGGGCAAAGGAAAATGTTTATGATAGATTTCAAGATTTAGGAATTACTGTTTATAATATTGTAGGAAATCACGATGCTTATTATAAAAACAGTAATGAAATCAATGCCATAGACACACTTCTTCAACAATATTTCAATGTAGTTAGAGTTTCTAAACCAGCAGAATATATTATTGAGGGAATGAAAACTGTTCTTCTTCCTTGGATATGTGCTGATAATGAAAAAGAAACTTTTAAACTTCTTGAACAAACAGAAGCAAAAGTTGTTTTTGGTCATCTTGAACTAAATGGATTTACAGTTTATCCAGGTCAATATCAACAAGAAGGACTGGACAAAAAAGTATTTCAAAAGTTTGATAGAGTTTATTCTGGACATTATCATACTCGTAGTGATGATGGAAAAATATTTTATCTTGGAAATCCATATCAAATGTTTTGGAATGATGTAGATGATATTAGAGGATTTAATATTTTTGATACTAATGAATATGAATTAGAAAAATTTGATAATCCATATAGTATGTTTGAAAGAATATATTATGATGAGACAGATTATAAGAAATTTGATACTTTATACCTAACAAATAAAATGGTTAAGATAGTTGTTAGAAAAAAAGAAGATCATTTGAAGTTTGATAAATTTATAGATAGTATACTTAAAGTTAATCCTTTAGAACTTAAGATAGTTGAAAATATTGATGTTTTTGATGATGATGTAGATTGTTCTGATATTACTACAGAAGATACATTAGGCATTTTGGATAAATATGTGCAAGAAGCAGACTTTGATTTAAATAAAGATATGGTCAAAAAACTTTTACGAGATGTATATAAAGAAGCATTAGAAATAGAATAATGTTTATACTTACTATCAAAGAAAAAGAGGATGAAGGCGCATATGCAGTAATTGATGATGATGGTGAGAAAGCATTGTATTTTTTTGAAGAAGAAGATGATGCAGAAAGATATGCTGGTCTTTTAGAAGCAGAAGATTATCCACAAATGTCTGTAATTGAAGTTGAAGATGAACCAGCAATAAAAACTTGTGAGATGTATGGATATCATTATGTTATAATTACCCCAAATGAACTTGTAATTCCTCCGCGAGAAAATGATTGTATTCAAGCAAATAACTTATCGTAATTTTTTATCATCAGGGAATCAACCGACTCAAATTAAATTTACAGATACGCAAACTGCATTAATTGTTGGTGCAAATGGATCTGGAAAGAGCACGATGTTAGATGCTTTGTGCTTTAGTTTGTTTAATAAAGCATTTCGTAAAATTACAAAAGGGCAATTGGTCAATTCAACCAATGAAAAAGAATGCTTGGTTGAGATTGAATTTAGTATTGGAACAAGAGAGTATAAAGTTGTAAGGGGAATTAAACCAAATATTTTTCAAATTTGGATTGATGGTGTTTTGCAAAATCAAGCTGCAGCATCTACAGATCAACAAAAACAACTGGAAGATAATATCTTAAAATTAAATTATAAGTCATTTACTCAAATTGTAATTTTGGGTAGTGCTTCTTTTGTGCCTTTTATGCAATTATCTACTGCACACCGTAGAGAAGTTGTAGAAGATTTATTGGATATTAAAATCTTTTCTGCGATGAATGCGGTGATTAAAGATAGAATTAAAAATACAAATGATAAAATTAAAGAACTTTCTTTGAAGCAATCTATGACCGAAGAAAAGGTTGAGATGCAAAAAGAATTTATTGAAAGTATTGAAAAAAGTGGTAAAGAAAATATAGAAAAGAAAAAGGATAAAATAACTTCTATTTCTACCTATATTGACCAGTTAACAGCAGAGAATGGACAAAAGGTGTCAGTGGTGTCAGAAACCCTTCAACCTCAATTGGAAGACCTTCTGGATGCATCTAAAAAATTAAAAAAACTTTCTAATTTGAAGGGCAAGATTTCTGAAAAAGTATCAAGTATTACAGAACAGCATAAGTTTTTCAATAATAATTCGGTATGCCCCACTTGCACTCAAACAATTGAAGAAGATTTTAGGTTAAATAAAGTTAGTGAATCTGAAATTAAAGCAAAGGAACTTCAGCAAGGTTATAATGAGTTAAAAGAAGCAATTCAACAAGAGGAAAAAAGAGAACGTGAATTTAATGTCGTTTCAAAAGAAATCAATTCTTTAAATAATGAAATTTCTAACAATAATGTTAAAATTTCCCAACTTAATAAACAATCAAGAGACCTGGAACAGGAAATTCAAGACATTGCCAACAAAATTAAAAACAGAAATGTTGAAAGAGAAGCATTAACTGAACTGGAACAATCTTTAAATTTAATTGAAATTGAAAAAGCAAATCAAAAAGAAAATATAACTTACTATGATTTTGCTAATTTTTTAATGAAAGATGGTGGCATAAAAAGTAAAATCATAAAGCAATATTTACCATTGATGAATAAGCAGATTAATAAGTATCTGCAGATGATGGATTTCTATATTAATTTTACTTTGGATGAAGAATTTAAAGAAAATATTAAATCTCCAATTCATGAAGATTTTACATATGAAAGTTTTAGTGAAGGAGAAAAGATGAGAATTAATCTTGCAATTTTGTTTACTTGGAGAGAACTTGCAAGAATGAAAAATTCAGTCAATACCAATCTTCTTATTTTGGATGAAGTATTTGATAGTTCTTTGGATTTTATGGGAACAGATTACTTCACAAAAATTATTAAATATGTGATAAAAAATACTAATATATTTGTGATTTCACATAAGACAGACGAATTGATTGATAAGTTTGATAGGATTGTTAAGTTTGAAAAGATTAAAGGATTTAGCAAAATGGTTGACTGACCTTTGGATTTTTGGTATGATTGGTAAAGGTAAATGTGCCTTTTTATGACTTACTCTGAATTTACTGTTACTATGCCCGAAAACACAAATGCTAATGGTTTCTGGAAATACAACGAAGATAAAATCCTAAAACAACTTGAACAATATATTGCTGGTACTTATAGTCAGCATTATGTTGATAGGACTGGTGGTGGAACAGAACAAACCCTTGATAAAATTAAACACAATCGTCGTGAAGGATTCTGTGCTGGAAACATAACCAAATATACTGATCGTTATGATACCAAGGGAACTCCTCGTGCTGATCTTTTCAAAGTGTTGCATTATACTATTCTTTTAATTAATCATCTCAATCTCGTTGAAAACAATTGAAACTTAAACCCCAAATTATGAAACTTTCTGAATCTACTATTACTATTTTAAAAAACTTTTCTTCAATCAATCAGTCTATTTTGGTTAAGGAAGGTTCCAAACTTCGCACAATTTCTGTGATGAAGAACATTCTTGCAGAAGCAGAAATTAAAGAAGAATTCCCAAAAGATTTTGCAATCTATGACCTTAACCAATTTCTAAATGGATTAGGACTGCATCAAGACCCAGACCTTGATTTTGAAAATAATTCTCACGTTATTATTCGTGAAGGAAAACGTCGTGTGAAGTATTTCTTTGCCGATCCAGAAGTTATTGTGTCTCCTCCAGAAAAAGATATTGTTCTTCCTTCTCAAGATGTTTGTTTTCAACTAGAACATTCACAATTGGATAATTTGAAGAAAGCGGCAGCAGTGTATCAACTTCCAGATCTTTCTGTTATTGGTGAAGCAGGTGTAATTCGTTTGGTTGTTCGTGATAAAAAGAATGATACTTCTAACGAATATTCAATTGTGGTTGGTGAGACTGATAAAGAATTCACTTTTAACTTCAAGGTGGAGAACCTTAAGATTATTCCTGGTTCTTATGATGTGGTTGTGTCAGAAAAACTTCTGTCTAAATTCACAAACGAACGTTATAATTTGACCTATTATATTGCTCTTGAACCCTGATTAATTTTTATCTTATATTATGAATATTTTTGTGACTGATGAGTGTCCTGTTCTTTCTGCTGTGTCACTTCCTGACAAGCATATTGTCAAAATGCCTCTAGAGACTTGTCAGATGATTTCCGTCATCTACTCCAAGTGGTATCATAACTGGGGAACTATTCCGAAAAAAGATGGAACCCCTTATAGTACAGAAAAAGGAGCATTCAGAAATCATCCTTGTACTGTGTGGGCAGCAGAGAACTATGAAAACCTTGCCTGGTTAATTCGGCACGGTTATGCTCTTTGTAATGAGTATCGGCATCGTTATGGTAAAGTTCATTCTTGCTTTGATAGTCTTTTAGCAGCAGAAGTTATCTTTTTGGATAACTCGCAAGAAAGTCTTGAAATTTATAAGAATGTAAAATCTTTTACTCGTGCAATGCCTGATGAGTTCAAACTTGATGAAAGTATTGATACACCAACAGCATACCAAAAGTATGTTGTGTCTAAACCTTGGGTTGCGGATAACTATCTCCGTATGCCCCAGCGTAAACCTGATTGGATATGAACTATCAAAAAGGTGATATTTTCCTTGATAAGGATACATATAAGTTGTATATTTTTGATGGGAATGAATGGTGGGAAATTGTCCCTACTTCTGAATTGAAAAAACCTGATTGGATTTATAATTATGCGTGAAGATTTTTTGTGGGTGGAAAAATGGCGCCCAAAGACGATTGAAGATTGTATTCTTCCAGAAAATATTAAGAAGACTTTTACAGATTTTCTAAATAAGGGTGAAATTCCAAATTTGCTTCTTGCTGGTCCTCCTGGTGTCGGCAAGACCACAGTAGCAAAAGCATTATGTAATGAGTTAGGAGTAGATTTTTATGTCATTAACGGATCTGATGAAGGACGATTTCTGGACACGGTACGGAACCAAGCAAAGAATTTTGCTTCGACCGTCTCACTTCAAGCAACTGGTAAACACAAAGTCATCATCATTGACGAAGCAGATAACACAGGAAACGACGTACAACTCCTTCTACGGGCTAATATTGAGACGTTTTATAACAACTGTAGATTCATCTTTACCTGTAATTACAAAAACAAAATCATTGAACCTCTCCACTCCCGATGTGCAGTTGTTGAGTTCAGTATCAAGGGAAGAGAAAAAGCGCAGTTGGCAGGATCCTTCTTCAAGCGTTTACAAAACATCTTGGATGAAGAGAGCATCAAATATGATCCGAAAGTACTTGCCGAACTAATCAATAAACATTTTCCTGATTGGAGAAGGGTACTTAATGAATGTCAAAGGTACTCTGTTGGTGGTGAGATAGATAGTGGAGTTCTTGCATCTTTTTCTGATATTGCTGTAAATGACCTTATCTCTCATCTCAAAAATAAAAACTTTCCTGAAGTCCGAAAGTGGGTGGTCGCCAACTTGGACAACGATCCTGGTGTCGTTCTTCGTAGGGTGTATGACGCCTGTTATGGTTGTCTTTCACCCCAAACTATCCCTGCTGCCGTTCTTATTATTGCGAAATATTTGTATCAGGGGAGTTTTGTAGCAGACCAAGAGATTAACCTCCTAGCAGCACTTACAGAGATTATGTGTGAGTGTGAGTTCCAATGAGACCAGAAACTAGAGAAGCAATGGAAATGCTTTTTACTGCTAAATGGAATCTTCCAAAAGCAGCACAGCATTGTAATCTTACTCATAAGGAGTGTAAGATTGTGTTTAATGAGTATTGTAATTTTCACCCTAAGACTTATGAAAATAACACAGAAGTCGCTTAAAACTTGTTTACGTTATCCTGGCGGCAAGTCCCGTGCTTGCGTCAAGATGGACCCATACTTTCCCGACCTACGAGACTATGATGAGTTTCGGGAACCATTTCTTGGAGGTGGAAGTGTTGCAATTCACATTACGAAAAAGTATCCAAATTTAAAAATTTGGGTGAATGACCTTTATGAACCTCTGGTAAATTTCTGGCAGCAACTTCAGATGTTTGGATATGATTTGAAGAGTGAATTGGTTGATTATAAACTTGCTTATAATACTCCTGAACTTGCAAGAGAACTTTTTCTAAAGTCAAAGGATCATATTAACGATAAAACTCAATCAAACTTTAATCGTGCTGTTGCCTTCTATATTGTCAATAAATGTTCTTTTAGTGGTCTAACAGAAAGCTCATCTTTTTCGGAACAAGCAAGTAATTCTAATTTCTCTTTGAGGGGAATCTATAAATTGCCAGAGTACTCTAAACTCATTGCAAAGTGGCGTATAACTAATTATTCCTATGATTATTTGATGGATGGAAATGAAGGTGCGTTTTTGTATCTTGATCCTCCTTATGATATTAAGGATAATCTCTATGGCAACAAAGGATCAATGCATAAAGGATTTGATCACGATAAGTTTGCTGCTGATTGTGATAATAATTATATGGATCAGTTGATAAGTTATAATTCTGACCAACTTGTGAAAGATAGATTTAAAAACTGGAATGCTGCAGAGTTTGATTTAACTTATACGATGCGTTCAGTTGGTGAATATATGCGTGAGCAAAAACAACGTAAAGAACTCTTGCTTTTAAATTATGAATATGGGACCAAAATTACTTAGTTATTCACGTAATAATAAATTAGAAATTTGTGCTTGGAAGAATCCAAAAAATTGGACACAGGAAGAAGTTGATATTTGTATTAAATATTATCAATTGCAAGCAAAAAAACTTGATATGAATATTCAAAGATATATGAGTGAATTTTATTAATGGAATTAAAGGACTGGTTAAACTCAATCAATCAAACAAAAAAGAATCTGATTGATGAAGATCCTTCACTTGAGAAGGATTATGCGCCATACATTATCAATCGCTGTCTTTCTGGACATATTGATTGTTTGATGTTTGCAAATGAAATGAATAAGTATAACTTTTTGCCAAAAAAATTACAATATGATTTTTTTATAAATACTATTAGGAACAAGAAGAGATTTTCTCCTTGGATCAAAAAAGAAACAATTAAAGATCTTGATTATGTTAAAAATTACTATGGATATAGTAATGAAAAAGCACAGCAAGCTTTAAAAATTTTATCTAAAGAACAAATCGACTTTATTAAATCTAAATTTGAAACTGGAGGAAAAAGATGATTGCTGAACCTGAAGTAAAATGGTCTCCCGACCAAATGATTGAAGTGTCTTTGAATGAACCTGATGATTTTCTTAAGGTTCGTGAAACTTTAACTCGCATTGGAGTTGCTTCACGAAAGGAGAAAAAGATTTATCAGTCTTGTCATATTCTGCATAAACAGGGAAGGTATTTTATTGTTCATTTTAAAGAATTGTTTGCACTTGATGGCAAACACGCAAATCTTACTGTAAATGATGTACAACGCAGAAATCGCATTGTGCAACTACTTTCTGATTGGGGACTAATAACTGTTATTTCTCCAGAAAAAGTTACTGATATCGCACCACTCAATCAAATCAAAGTTTTATCTTATAAAGATAAAGATGAATGGGAACTTGAAACCAAGTATAATATTGGGAAGAAAAAAGTTAAACCAGAAGAGGAAACCGAATAAAAAAGTGAGGAGAGCAACACTCCTCTTTTTTTATGTTCTCTGATATATACTAATGATGTTGCCTTCGGGGACATTATTAATTTACAGACGCTCAAGGAGGTCTATTATGTTCGGAACAAGTTCGCTTACTCTATCAGTACCAGAAACTGCAAAGTATCTGATGGAGATTCAAAGAAATAGTATTGGGATGGATGAGTGGTTTAAAAGGTTAGATACTTCGCTAGAATCACATACTAACTATCCACCATACAATCTAATCAAAGAAACTGATGTTAATTTTAGATTAGAAATTGCACTTGCTGGATATAAAAAAGAAGACATTGAAGTTATTACCGAGTGGAATAAACTTTTTGTAGAAGCAAAAAAAATTGGTGATACTGATGATGAATATCTACACCAAGGATTAGCAAAGAGAGCATTTAAACGTACCTGGACTCTCTCTGATGATGTTGAAGTGTGTGATACTACATTTGTTGATGGTCTTCTGATTATTAAACTCAAAAGAGTCATTCCAGAGCATCAAAAGAAAAAGGTTTATGAACTCAAATAAATACTTCTGAATATTGTTGCCGCAGGGGAGCAACTGGCAAAAACCAGTTGACGCTCCCCCATTTTTTTGTTATAATAATTAAAGGTATAAATGAATTATGACTATTAAACTAGCACTTTTAAAATCTGGTGAAGAAGTTATTTCTGATATTAAAGAATTTAGAGATCCTGATGATAATTTAGTATCTTATCTTTTTAAAAGTCCACATTATGTTAAATTGTCTTCTTCTCAAGTATTAGTTGAAGAAGTAGAACAAACAAAATATAATGCGTCATTTTACAAATGGATGGCATTATCAAAAGATAATGATATTGTTGTTAATTATGATTGGGTTGTTTGTATTGTTGAACCAATTGATGAAATTAAAAAATCTTATGAGGAGAAAATGAATGGAACAAGAAATGATGGAAATGGAAATGGAATCGGAGATTCTGACACAAGTAATAGTCTTACTGAATCAGTCAATTTTGATCAGCAAGATTCAGGAAGTATTGGCTGATATTGGTCAACCAGACTGTAGACTTATTTCACCATATGAAGTTGTGACCAGCGAATCTGGGGAAAAAACTTTGGTAAAGTGGTTAAACAATATTACCAATGATGTTGAAATTATGATTAGTTCGGATAAGATTTTAACTCTTGCTGAACCAAGTGGAAAATTACTTGATGATTATCTAGAACTTACAAAATGAGATTTTATACCAACGTCTATGAAAAATTTAATAAAATGTTGGTTCGTGGTTATGAAGACGGTAGGTATTTTCAGTCAGAAGAAGAGTTTCAACCAACTCTTTATGTGACTTCCAAAAAACAAAGTAAGTATAAAACTCTTGATGGGTTGAGTGTTGAACCAATTCAACCTGGAAAAATTTCTGATTGTAAGGAGTTTTTGAAGAAATATGAAAATGTAGAAGGATTTACTGTTTATGGTAATGATAATTACAAAGCACAATATATTTCTCAAACATATCCAGAAGACGAAATTAAGTTTGATATTAAAAAAATTCGTCTTGTGACAATTGACATTGAGGTTGCTTCGGAGAATGGATTTCCAAATGTATTTGATTGTGCTGAAGAACTTCTAGCAATCACATTACAAAATTACGCAACAAAGCATATCATTTGCTTTGCTTCTCGTCCTTATATCAATACTCGTAAGGACGTTGTGTATGTTGAATGTAGAGATGAAATTGATTTAATTCATCACTTTCTTGCATTTTGGGAAAAGGAAACTCCTGATGTAATTACAGGTTGGAACTGTGAGTTGTATGATATTCCTTATATTGCTGGAAGAATTGATAGAATTCTTGGTGAAAAGGAAGCACGTCGTCTTTCTCCTTGGGGAAATATTCGAAAAAGAGAACTTGTAATTAAAGGTAGAGATCAAATTTCTTATGAAGTTTCTGGAATTTCTGTAATTGATTATCTTGATCTTTATAAGAAATTTACTTATAAAGCACAGGAATCTTATCGTCTAGACCATATTGCAAATGTGGAATTAGGTCAAAAGAAATTAGACCACTCCGAGTTTGAGACTTTTAAAGATTTTTATACAAAAGATTGGCAGAAATTTATTGATTATAATATCCGAGACGTAGAACTTGTAGACCAATTGGAAGACAAGATGAAACTCATTGAACTATGTTTTACAATGGCATATGATGCAAAAATAAATTTTAATGATGTGTTTTTTCAGGTAAGAACTTGGGATGCAATCATTTTTAATTACTTAAAGAAAAGGAATATTGTTATTCCCCCCAAAGACCGTTCAGAAAAGAGTGATAAATTTGCTGGTGCTTATGTAAAAGAACCAAAACCTGGAAAGTATGATTGGGTTGTCTCGTTTGACCTTAACTCTTTGTATCCTCATTTGATTATGCAATATAACATCTCTCCAGAAACTCTTCTGGATGAAAGACATCCCAGTGCAACTGTTGATAAAATTTTACAACGACAAGTTGATCTTGAGAAATATAGTGATTATGCTGTGTGTCCGAATGGTGCGATGTATCGTAAAGACGTTCGTGGTTTTCTTCCAGAACTAATGGAGAAAATGTATAATGACCGTGTAGTCTTCAAGAAAAAGATGTTGGAGGCAAAACAACAATACGAAAAGACCAAAACGAAAGAATTGGAAAGAGAAATTTCAAGATGCAACAACATTCAAATGGCAAAAAAGATTTCTCTTAATAGTGCTTATGGTGCTATTGGAAATCAGTATTTCAGGTATTATAAACTAGCAAATGCTGAAGCAATCACAATGTCTGGACAAGTTTCCATTCGTTGGATTGAATGTAAAATGAATTCATACCTAAACAAAATTCTTAAAACAAATGATGTTGATTATGTTATTGCTTCAGATACTGATTCTATCTACCTTAATATGGGTCCTTTTGTTGAGACTGTATACAAGGGAAGAGAGAAAACTACTGAAGAAATTGTTGGGTTCCTTGATAAGGTCTGTGCGATGGAATTTGAAAAATATATTGAGAGTTCTTACCAAGAATTGGCGGACTATGTAAATGCATACGATCAGAAGATGCAGATGAAACGAGAGAATATTGCCGACCGTGGCATCTGGACTGCCAAGAAACGTTATATCTTGAATGTTTGGGATAGTGAAGGTGTTCGTTATGATGAACCTAAATTAAAGATTATGGGATTAGAAGCAGTTAAATCTTCAACTCCTGCACCTTGTCGTCAAAAAATTAAGGATGCCCTTAAAATTGTGATGACCAAAACAGAAGACGAAATGATTTCTTTTATAGATAATTTTCGTAAAGCATTTAATGAACTTCCTCCAGAAGAAATTTCATTTCCACGTTCAATTAATGATGTAAATAAACATAAATCTTCATCAACTCTTTATTGTAAGGGAACTCCTATTCACGCAAGAGGAGCAATTCTTTATAATCATCTAATTAAAGAAAAGAAATTAGATAAGAAGTATGCAAAGATTCAAAATGGTGAAAAGATTAAATTTTGTTATTTAAAACTTCCAAATCCAATTCGTGAGAATGTTATTTCTTATATTCAAGAATTCCCAAAGGAATTTGGACTAGACAAATATATTGATTATGATCTACAATTCAGTAAAGCATTTTTAGAACCAATGAAAGTAATTTTGGATGCAATTAATTGGAAAGTAGAAAAAACTGTAAACCTTGAATCATTTTTTAGCTAATGGACTTTTTAAAAGATATTGTAAAAGAAATCGGTGGAGAATACACACAACTGGCAGCAGATATTGAAGAGACTGAATCTTATGTGGACACGGGTTCGTACATATTTAATGCTCTTGTATCTGGGAGTATATTTGGTGGTGTATCTGGTAACAAAATCACTGCAATCGCAGGTGAAAGTTCTACTGGAAAAACTTTCTTTAGTTTGGCAGTGGTCAAAAATTTTCTTGATAATAATCCTACTGGATACTGCCTGTATTTTGATACTGAAGCTGCAATCACCAGATCCTTATTGGAAAGCAGAGGCATTGACACAACTAGAGTCGTGGTGGTCAATGTTGTTACAGTTGAAGAGTTTCGTGGCAAGGCACTGAAGGCAGTTGACCTTTACTTGAAGAAGCCAGAAGGAGAACGCAATCCTTGTATGTTTGTGCTAGACTCTTTGGGTATGCTTTCAACCAGCAAGGAGATTAATGATGCTCTAAATGATAAGGAAGTTAGGGATATGACCAAATCCCAACTGATTAAAGGAGCATTTAGGATGCTTACTCTGAAACTTGGTCAAGCAAGCATTCCGATGATTGTGACTAATCACATATATCAAGTTATAGGATCTTATGTTCCTATGCAAGAAATGGGAGGTGGCAGTGGTCTTAAGTATGCTGCTTCTACCATCATTCACCTTTCAAAGAAAAAAGAAAAAGATGGAACTGATGTGATTGGGAATATCATTAAGTGCAAAACTGCCAAATCACGTTTAAGTAAAGAGAATCAAGATGTTGAAGTTCGTCTTTATTATGATGAGCGTGGTCTTGATAGATATTATGGTTTGCTTGAATTGGGTGAACTAGGTGGAATCTGGAAGAATGTTGCAGGTAGGTACGAAATGGATGGTAAGAAGATTTATGCAAAACAAATTCTTGCAGAACCAGAAAAGTATTTTACTCCAGAAGTAATGCAAGCACTTGACGAAATAGCAAAAAAAGAATTTAGTTATGGTGCATGAAGAATATTCGCATCATAAAAACTGGTGTTGATGTATCCAAGATACTAGAACAACTCAAACAATACCCAGAAGATTGGGGATCTCAAAAAAGAATTGAAGGAACAGAACAGTTAGATCCAAAAAAATATATTACAACTGTTGATGTTCTTCAACTGATAATGGGAGGAATAGAAAAGGAAGGGCAGTATGTTGGTAATACTGAAATTTGCATAAAAACACCTGCATATGAAAAGCACACAGAAGTTCTTAAATTCTTAAAGACATATTTTAAGAAAATACGTCGTTGTGCTTTTCTCTCTTTGCCTGTTGGTCAAATTGTTGGAACTCATATTGACGAAGGTACTTATTATCTTACAAAAGACAGATACCACCTTTCCATTCAGGGAAAATACGAGTATACTGTTGGGGATGAAACTGTGATTGTTGAACCTGGAACGTTCTTTTGGTTTAATAATAAACTTCCCCATAGTGCTGAAAATATTGGTGATGAGGTTAGAATTACTTTTGTATTTGATGTTCCCCACCACAAACAAAATCCATAGATAGAGGAGCAATGGAAAAAGTAGAAACTACTATTTTAAGAAATTTACTTTTCAATAATGATTATTGTAGAAAAGTATTACCTTTTATTAAAAATGAATATTTTGAAAACCTTCACGAGAAAGTAGTTTTTGAAGAGATTTGTAAATTTATTGTTGCTTATGAACAACTCGCAACAAAAGAAGTTCTTTTAATTGAAACAGAAAAAAGAACTGATATTACAGAAGATACTTACAAAATTATTTGTGATTATATTTCCAATCTTAATGATGACCCAGCAGATAAGCAATGGTTGGTAGATACTACTGAAAAGTGGTGTAAAGACCGAGCAATTTACCTTGCTCTTATGGAAAGTATCAAAATTGCTGATGGGCAAGACGAAAAGAAGTCTAGAGATTCCATTCCAACAATTTTACAAGAAGCACTTGCTATTGGATTTGATAGCCACATTGGACACGATTATTTAAAAGATTACCAAGAACGATATGACTCTTATCATAGAAAAGAAGACAAAATCCCATTTGATTTGGAATATTTTAACAAAATTACCAAAGGGGGTATCCCTAGCAAAACTCTTAATATCGCACTTGCTGGTACTGGCGTCGGGAAATCTTTATTCATGTGCCATGTGACTAGCTCCGTCTTGCTCCAAGGACGGAACGTATTGTACATTACGCTTGAAATGGCAGAAGAAAAAATTGCTGAACGAATTGACGCAAATCTTTTAAATATAAACATCAAAGATATTGAAACATTGCCAAAAATGATGTTTGATACGAAAGTGAATAATATTGCGAAGAAGACACAAGGAACTTTAATTATTAAAGAATATCCAACTGCTTCCGCACACGCAGGACATTTTAGAGCACTTCTAAATGAACTCTCTCTTAAGAAATCATTTAAACCTGATATTATTTTCATTGACTATCTTAATATTTGTGGGTCCTCAAGATATAAAAGTAATTTTTCAGTCAATTCTTACTCTTATGTTAAAGCAATTGCAGAAGAACTTCGTGGTCTTGCAGTTGAAGCAAATGTTCCTATCGTTAGTGCTACACAAACGACAAGAAGCGGTTTTGGATCATCTGATCCAGAATTAACCGATACTAGTGAATCCTTTGGTCTTCCTGCTACTGCTGACCTTATGTTTGCCCTTATTAGCACAGAAGAGTTAGAAGGATTGGGGCAGATTATGGTGAAACAATTGAAGAATAGATATAATGACCCAACAATGAATAAAAGATTTGTTGTTGGGATTGATAGAGCAAAGATGCGTCTTTATGATGTAGAACAAAGTGCTCAAACTGATATACTTGACTCTGGACAAGAGGAAGAGTATAATTACGAAGAAAACAAAAAAACAGACAAATTTTCTGGATTTAAATTTTAACTAATATGACACAACGAATTGATTTTGGTAAATATCAAAATTTTGTAGATGCAGTAACATCTGATGCTTCTAAAGATTTTGTAGCACTTGCTGATCGTCTAGTTGCTCTAGATGAAAAGGGTGCAAACATTGAGCGTCTTTTGACTGCTGGTGTTGGCATTAATGCTGAAGGTGGTGAGTTTCTTGAAATTGTAAAGAAACTGATTTTCCAAGGTAAGTCTTGGAATAATGAAAATCGCACTCATCTAATTAAAGAACTTGGTGATATTATGTGGTATGTTGCCCAAGCTTGTATTGCTCTTGAAGTTTCTTTTGATGAAGTAATTCAGACAAATATTGATAAACTGATGAAGCGTTATCCTGACGGTTTCTTTGATGCTTATTACAGTGAAAATCGTGAAGTGGGAGACATCTAATGGCAAAAACAGTATCTATTAAAATTGATGTTCGTGCTGCTGCAGCAGTTCGTCAAATCTTGTTTGATGCACAAAAAGGATATACTTATGATGAGGGTTCTGTTCCTCCTCGTATTGTTGATATTCGTAGTGTAATTGCAGATATTGATTCAAAAATTGAAGAACAAGTAAAAGAATAAATTGATCCCCTCTTTCTAAATATAAGAAAGAGGGATTTTTATATGCTTACGGAAAAGCAGAAAGAACTAATTCGGAGGATGGAGTCTGCTGGAAAAAATTTAGAAGAAACTGGACTTCCAGAAAAAACTGATATTATAAGTGGAAATGCGGCAAAAACTTTGAACTCTACCATTACAGAACTTTTTCCTTGTATTGCATTTTTGGAAAATATAAATGAAACTGACCCAATAAAATTTTATCAAAAAATAACAGAAAAAAATAATTCACAAATTGGATGTTATATAAACAATATTGATGCAGCAAATGCAGAAAAATATATTAAACAAGCTCCAAAGTCTGTTTTGTTTGAAGAAAAAATTAAAAATGCTATGGCTGTATTGAAATATATTAGAAAAAAAAATAATGAAAAAACAATTTCAAAAGTTTATTGGTCTTATAGATTAAAACCAAACGGCATAGAAGCAAATCATCCAGCAGATATTTTTATTAAGTATTCTGATGGTACAAAATTGGGAATATCTATAAAAACTGGAGAAGAAAAAACAAAGGAACCACTTTTTAATACTTTTGTCAAACCAGTTTTGGAATATTTTGAAAAATCAATTGCAGAGTGGAATGTTGAGTCATATAATAAATTTTATTCTAAAATAGTGGGAATTGGACCATTTTCAGAATATGGAAAACCAAATATGATAAATTTTCTTGGTGGATATGAAAAAAAAAATAGAAAAGAATATAATAAAATTTATGATGAACAATTAGAATGGATTAGATCTAAAATTATTAATTTGCTCAAAGAAGATACTGAAAAAACAAAAAAATTCATTTTGGAAAAAATTGCCCCATCATACTCTTCTGCACCATTGATATTAATAAAAGCAATTGGAAATGATTATCAAAAATTATCAACAATTGATATTGTTAGAGAATCTATTCAAACTTCAAAAAAAATAGGAGGGATTGCAATAAAAGAATCAACAAAATCAAAACAAGATTTTCATATTGAATTGAAAACAGAAGACAATAAAACGACAAAACTTTTATTTTCTATAAGAACAAATAAATCAGGAAATAATCACAAACTTGGACAGTTTGTAAATCTTGCATTCAAATTTAATGGAATTGATTGACTGATAAATAACTAAAAATCCTGTGTAGATGAAAAGTTTTTCCCAATTTATTAAAGAAGCAGTAGATACACTTGCATCTACTGAAGCAAAGAATCGTGGTCTTAAGGGAGATGGTCATGGAGACTGGTATGATAAACAGGGCAATCTTGTAGCAAAAACTGTAGGTGGAAAGTTAAAATATTTCGGTCAGGGTGGTGCTGGAACTCAACAACAACAAGCACCACAACAACAAGCAACATCACAACAGAAACAGGCAGCACCACAACAAGCAACACAGCAACAAGAAACAGAACCAGAACAAATTAATGGTGTTACAATTGTAATTGGAAGATTTAATCCTCCATCTAAAAATCACGGAGCATTATTGAAAGCAGGATTTGCTCAAGCAAGAAGAAGAGGATTTGAGTATCGCATTTATCCAAGTCGTATTCAGGATGATAAAACAAATCCATTAAATCCAAAATTAAAGATTTCTTACATGCAGTCAATGTTTCCAGATTATGCTGATTATATTGTAGATAGTCAAGATTCAAAATCTATTTTTGATGTATTGGCATCTTTATATGAAGATGGATATACTGATGTCGTAATTGTTGCTGGACAGGATAGACTTGGTGAATTCCAAAGTCTTGTTCATAAGGGTGATGGTCAAGCATACCAATTCAATAATATTGAAGTTGTTACATCTGGAGTAAAAGATCCTGATAGTGAAGTAGAAACTGCTGGTTCTTCTGCTTTGATGAGAGCTGCTGCAGCAATTGGAGATTTTGCTAGATTCTCCACTGGACTTCCACCAACAATGAAAAAAAGTGAGCAGAAAGAAATGTTTAATACTATTCGTAGATCTATGAGTGTTCAAGAAGACACTGAAATATGGAGAATTGCTCCAGAATTAGATTATGAAGGATTAAGATGGAATTATAAAAATAAAGGTCTTTATGAAGTTGGTAATTTAATTGAAAATTTGAATAGCGGATTGGTTGGTAAAGTGATTCGTCGTGGAACAAATTATTTGATTTGTGTTACAGAAGATGGGATAATGTTTAAGAATTGGTTGAAAGATGTTCGTGAAGTATATGAGATTGGAACTGATGAATATAGAGCACACGTTCAGGGAGAAACTCCAGAACAAGAAGTTAAATCATATACCAATGTGAGAATCAAACCTACAGTGTCAAAAAAATCTATAAATATCAATAGAAAAAGAAGTATCTAGGTAAAATGAGAACTTGGAAAGAAATCATAAAAGAAGCAACTGCTCGTGAAACACGCAAGGCAGGTGAAGCAGCTTTGAAGGAAATACAAGCAGAAAATAAAAAAGACAAAAAGACAAAAGATGAATCTGCATATACAAAATATTTAAATAAGCAACATAAATTTAAAGTAAAAAAATATGAAGAACAAAAGAAAGCACAAATTGAAAAGTTGAGACAAAAAGGAGTTCAACAGCACGTAGATAAAGCAAAAGCATCTATTTCTGGAATCAAAACTCAACAAATTAGCGATAAAGAAGGAGATGCTACTGCATATTCAAAAGCAATTGGAAATGTAGGTTCTGCTGCTGCTGGTGTTGCTGGTGCTGCATATCACGGGACACGAGCATTATTGGCAAAAAGATCTGCTGCAAAAAAGGCAGCAGAAGTAAAAGCAAATCAAATAGAAAAAAAACAACCAAAAGCAGGAGGTAGACCTTCTGCTCCTGCACCAGCAACTCCTGGAACTGGTGCTCCAAAACCAACTGGTCCTGTCCGTCCTTCAATTGGTAATGTAACTGGACCTGCTTCTAATCCTAAACGTCCTAATCCTCCAGCAAAACCAACTGGTCCTGTCCGTCCTTCAATTGGTAATGTAACTGGACCTGCTTCTAATCCTAAACGTCCTAACGGAATGAGAACGGAAGAATATTCTAATTGGAGAGAAGAATTTCTCTATGAAGTTGATACTGAAAAAGCAAATACTAAAGAAAAAAAGAAAGATATTGTTGATGTGATGAAAGGTAAAAATAAAATTGAACTCAATCCAAAAGAAGGACAAGTAAAAGAATCAATTGAAACGGAAAATACTGGAATGGATGTAAAAAAAAAACAGCAACTGACGCAACAAATTGCACTTCAAAAAAAAATTCAAATGGCTAAATTGACACAATTGAATAAAGGAATTCCACTTGAATCTTATGAATTGGAAGGAAATTCAATTGATGAAGAAGGTCCAGTATTATCTGTTGGAAGAGGTGAGAAACTTTCAGTAGAAAGAGGTGGTGGACTTACTCAAAAAGGTAGAGATAAATACAATCGTGCAACTGGTTCAAATCTTCAAGCACCAGTAACTGGTGATGTAAAACCAGGAAGTAAAGCAGCACAACGCCGTAAGAATTTCTGTTCTCGTAGTAGAAGTTGGAAAGGCGAAAGAGGTTTAGCAGCAAGAAGACGTTGGAAGTGTTAATGTGTCTGAAGAATTATCTGATTTTTTTAAATTATTAGCAGAAGACAAAAAAAAGAAAAAAGAAGAATTTAATTCCATAGTTGGTGACTTGGGATTGAATTCTCTTTTTGAAGAATTTGCTACAATAAAAAAGGAACAAAAAGAAAAAAAGAAAAAAGAAGAATCTATTATAGGTGAAATTACTTTAGATTCTGTTTTTAATGAGGTTGCAAATCTAAAGAAAGAAACTAAAAAGAAAAAAGTACAAGAAGAAAAGACTGTTAAGGCATTTGAAAAATGGTTGTATTCTGATTCTGTTTCAAAGCAAGAAGAAATAATTAATGAAGTTATTGAAGAATCTTTAGAAGAAGTTCTTGAGGTTCTTGATGACCATAAAGAGGAACTTGAAGAACCAACATTAATTGAAAAGTCATTAGGTCTTCTTTCTGAACCATCAGATACTAAAGTTCAGCAAGATCCAATTACTCCATTAGATCAAAAGTTCGCAACACTTGATGATTTACAAAAACATTACAGTACTTTCCTTTCTCGTATTCAACAACAACTTTCCACATTAGGTGGAGGGGGAGAAACCAGATTAAGATACTTGGATGATATTGTAGGTATTGCAACGAATTCTGGTGCTTATGATGGAAAGTATTTGCAATGGAACTCTACTACTAATAAAGCAGAATTTACTGACCCAAGTGATTCAGAATCTACAACAATAGTTTCAATTACTGGAATTACCACTTACTATCAGGCAACCGATAATGATGATTATATTGGTGTCAATGCTAGTGTTCCTGTAACAATAGTTCTTCCAACATCTCCAAATACTGGAAAAAAAATCATCGTCAAAGATGAGGGAAATAATATATCTACATATAGTATTAGAGTTCAATCAGGTATTGGTAAAAGTGTAGAAAACGATACTTCTGTGATTATGTCTATCAATCATCAATCACTAACATATTTTTATAACGGTTCAAATTGGTTCTTAATCTAATATGTCTTATAATCCACTTCCCCAACCAGCACAATCCGTAGTTTTTACTGGGGCAGGAAATACAGTAGTAAGTTTTTCCAATCCATTTCCAGTATCGTTGGGTTCTTCCAATATTACGATTACTGGTAATGTAAATGTTGGAACCACAGTATCAGTCACAAGTTCTCCACAAAATCCAAATCATGTACATCTTACAGAAGTTGGAACATCAGGAATTCTAACAACACCATACCTTCCAGTAGGTATATCAACTTTTAATAATATTATAGTTGTCAAACAACCTGAAGGCAGTTTATATTCATTTAACAATCACGCAACAAATACAAATCGTGGTTGGACTATGGATGATACAATGAGACCCGTAATGAGTATTAGAGTAAATAGTTCTGGAACTACTATATCAGATTTGGCAGAAATTACAGAATATGAAATTGGAAATAATAACGCCAATCAAAGCACTATCATTTATGAATGGTATGAGGGTGATATTAATATTGCTGGAGCAGCAATTCCTGCTTGGAATTCATTAGGAACAAAATTACAATATAGAGTATATCAAGATAAGTATAGTACTAATACGGGAAATACCTTCACACAAAATAGTTCTGTTATGAGACATAGTGGAGTTATTATTGGAAAAAATACTTCAGGTGATGAAGGACCATCAACTATGCATGGTGGAGCATCTCCAAATATGCTTACACTTTGTATGAAAAGAGTTGATAATTCAACAAAATTAGATGTTTGGTTTGCTTTTACTTGTAAGGAATTATCGTAAATAGTAATAATTACTTCTATGAATGTTATTGAGAACTTATAACAAATAAATAAGATAGGATCATTCTTCACACGAGGTTATTATGTCAGCACTCATCGCATGGGCACTTGCTAATCAAGCACTTATCGCAACTGTTCTTTTTGCAGTTTCGGAAGCACTTGGAGCAAATCCAAAAATCAAAGCAAACGGTCTTCTTTCACTCATTCTTTTACAAGTCCAAGGACAACTAAAAGCAAAGGGTGGTAAAGATTTAACTCCTTAATAATTTATTGATTAATATTTGGGAAGGGGGAGTTTGGTACTCCCCTATTTTTATAAATAAGTTTAGGAAAAAAAATTAACGAGAAAAACACATGGCACTTTGGGGTATTTCAACAGCATCTGAAACTGCGGCAAATAATTACGCTATTCCAAAATTTCAAAAAGAAACGGACCGTAACACGAGCCCTTGGAATACTTTTGCAGATGTTCGTGGTTGGATTCAAAGAAGATACAAAACTAAAGAGAATTCAGGAATTTCTACTCGTTATTTTGATGAAGTTTTAGTTCCAGTTGTTGGATTGAATAGTACTAGTGCAGTAGGTGGAACTACTGGCATTGGAACTGCTGGACCAATTGCAGTGTTCTTTGAAGATCCAAACCAAGCATCACCGATTTCTGTTGGTGGTGGTGGAACTACTGGTATTGCTACAAATACTACTGGATACGTTCATGTGGTATTCAATGAACTTGTTTTTGCTGGTGCTGGTGCAACAGTTAGAATTCGTACTTTTGATGCAAATAACGCTAACGAATCAACTCCAATTATTGGATATTCAACAGCCAATACTGGTACTCAATATGCTTGGTCAGGACCTGCTGCTGCTCATGGATCACCAGGAGTATATACAAGTTTCAGTGGTCAGATCACAAATAGAGTAGCATTTGCATTCACTTCACCAAGCACTGTTCTGACTGCACAAGTTGCAATCTCAACAACATTAACCACAACAGGACAAACTGTTGCGGTTGGTGCAACTAACATTTTTGTTGATTCAGTAACGGGTGTTTCTATTGGAAGTTCTCTTACCGTAGCAGGTAAGCTTACTAATGTTCCTATTGTTGCTGTTGGAACTACTTCTGTTCAGATTGGAACTGCAAGTACAATTGCAAGTACAATTACCCAAGGACTTCTTGTTACATACAGCACAAGAACTAATGCCACAAAAATGTTTATTGATATTCCAAATGGATTTGTTGGTGTAATTACAGATGGATCAAATGGTGTTGGTGTAATTAGTTCGTTTATAACACAATTTGGAGATGTTATTCTTCGCAACGTTGGTGGTGCTGGAACCACTGGTTCAGTTGGACTTGGAACCACTGCATTAACAGTTAGATAAAATAAAATATGAAATTTGATGAATTGAATGATGAAAACTACATAATGTTTGCAATTAAACATTACGAAAATCCTCAAGCCGTAACGCAAGAGGATTTTTTTGAAGATATGAAAAGGTTTAAATGGATTAAACGATTGTTAAATAAGTATAAAAATACTGGTGATTTGAATATTCATTTGACTATTAATCATTTTATTGTATTGTATAATATTTTTGGAGAAGCAACTACACCTTTGCTGTTTTTTAAAATTGATAAAAATCTTTGGAGTGTATTGAAAACATTTATTGTTTATCTTGGTAGAATTCCTGAATATCCAAAAACATCATTAAATGATATACCTATTGATGAAAAATGTTTTAATATACTTAAATCACTTTAATGAAAAACAAAAGTCTTCAAAAAATTATTGATATTATTCATTCTCTTCATGAAGAAGGTGAAAGTGGTGCTCCCACTAATAGTCTTGCTGGTGGAAAGATTGCGGGTACAGTGGAAGCAGGCGATAATCCTCCAGTAAGAAAGAAGAATAAATACATTTATGGAGCGGGATTCCGCAAAAATTGGTTACAAAAAAGAAAACCACCCCAATAAAGAATCCAATGTATACTCCCCCTCAACCACAAGCAATAGAAACAAAAGTAGCGATTCTTGAGGAGAAGATTCATACTACCGAGCAGTTGATGCAACGTATTGAGAGTGCAATTGAAAAGATGAGTGAAGTAAGTGCGAATGTGACTAAAATGTTGGCAGTTCATGAGCAAAAGATTGAAGGTAATGATAAAGTAGACGCTATTCTTTTTACAAAAATTGATCAGTTAAGTGCTAAAATGGATACTGACCATAATGCAGTATTGGATAAATTACAAGGATTAGAAAAAAAAGTTTGGATTGGTATTGGGATTTTTGCAGTAGTAACTCTAATCATCAATAATTCAGAAATGCTCTCAAATATCTTGACAACCAGTCAAGACAACGGTAGAATGGAGAGACTGAAATAGTATTCTTTTGTAATGAGTTTTGTTGATTCCAAATATATTGGGTTGGTTTCTTCCCGATTGGATAAGTTTGCCAAGAAAAAAGAAGGTCTTTATAACTTTAGATGTCCTTACTGTGGTGATAGTCAAAGGACAAAAAGTAAAACAAGAGGGTATATTTACCAATTAAAGAATGATCACAATTTCAAATGTCATAATTGTGGGACTTCTAGAACATTTACAAACTTTTTAAAAGATATGGATACTGTTCTTTATGATCAGTATGTAATGGAAAGATATAAAGAGGGAACTACTGGAAAAAGGTCTCAAACAAAAATGCCAGAGTTTAATTTTGAGAAACCAATTTTTTCAAAAAAAGCATTTGACCTCCCTACTATCGCAGAACTAAATAAAGAACACTCCGCAAGAAAATACCTAGAGGATAGAAAAATACCCAACAACTATCTGCGTGAATTGTATTTCTGTGAGAAGTTTAAAGAATGGACAAATACTCAAAAACACACCTTTGATAAAGTAGAAAAAGACGAACCAAGAATTATTATTCCTCTAATCAATAAAGGGGAAATATTTGGATTCCAAGGTCGCAGTTTAAATAAAAATTCAAAGGTAAAATACATTACGATTATTCTTAATGATACACATCCAAAAATTTACAATTTGGATAAACCAGATTACGACAAAACTGTTTATGTTGTTGAAGGACCATTTGATAGTATGTTTTTAGATAATTCAATTGCTATGGTTGGTGCAGACATTGACAAAATGTTTTTTATATCTAACTTTGGAACAGATTTTGTAATGGTGTATGATAATGAAAAACGAAACAAACAGATTGTGGATAGAATGGAAAAAGCAATACAAATGCGATTTCCAATTGTCATTTGGCCAAATGACTTGAAAGAAAAGGATATTAATGATATGATCCTTTCAGGAATTGATGCCACAAAAATCATCAAGGAAAATACTTATATGGGACTAGAAGCAAAAGCAAAACTTATTGGATGGAAACGAGTATGAGCAACGGTACAAAGGTAATTAAAAGAAGTGGTGATAATGAACCTCTTGATCTAAATAAACTCCACTTGATGGTTGAGGAGGCATGTAGGGACCTCTCTGGTGTTTCTGCCTCACAGGTTGAGATGCAATCTGGTATTCAATTTTATAATGGAATTACCACAGCAGAAATTCAAGAGATTTTAATTCGTTCGGCATCTGATTTGATTGATTTGGATAATCCAAATTATCAATTTGTTGCAGCAAGACTACTTTTGTTTTCTGTAAGAAAATCTTTGTATGGAAGAGTTCAAGATCATCCTGCTTTTGTAGACCATATTAAGAATTGTGTTGATGTTGGAGTTTATGATCCAGAAATTTTGATCAATTACACAAAAGAAGAACTTGATAAACTTGGTAGTTATATCAAGCATAGTAGAGATTATTTGTTTACTTATGCTGGTCTTCGCCAAGTAGTTGATAAGTACTTGGTTCAGGATCGCAGTAGTGGTCAAGTATATGAAACTCCCCAGTTCATGTATATGATGATTGCTGCTACTATTTTTGCTAGATATCCAAAAGAAACACGTCTTTCATATGTGAAGAGGTATTATGACGCAATCTCAAAACACAGAATCAACATTCCTACCCCAATCATGGCAGGAGTTAGAACACCACTTCGTCAATTTGCAAGTTGTGTTCTTGTTGATGTTGATGACACCTTGGATAGCATCTTCAGTAGTGATATGGCTATTGGGAGGTATGTTGCTCAAAGGGCAGGTATCGGCATCAACGCAGGTCGCATCCGTGGCATCAACGCTAAAATCAGAGGCGGAGAGGTACAGCACACAGGTGTGGTCCCCTTCCTTAAGAAGTTTGAGGCAACTGTGCGATGCTGCACACAAAACGGCATCAGAGGTGGTTCTGCTACAGTCCACTTTCCTATCTGGCACCAAGAAATAAGTGATATTCTAGTCTTAAAAAATAACAAAGGAACCGAAGACAATCGTGTTCGTAAGTTGGATTATTCTATCCAAATTAGCAAAATCTTCTATGAGCGATTTATTCAGAACGGAGAAATCACACTCTTCTCCCCACACGATGCTCCCGGTCTGTATGATGCTTTTGGAACCGACCAGTTTGACGAGTTATACGTTCAATACGAGAACAATTCGTCTATTCCGTCAAAAACTATTGGTGCTCAAGAACTCTTTTTGGACCTCCTGAAAGAACGTGCAGAAACTGGTCGTTTGTATATTATGAATATTGACCACTGTAACTCTCACTCATCATTTACTGATAAGGTTGAGATGAGCAACCTGTGCCAAGAAATCACACTTCCTACAGTCCCACTTCAACATATTGATGACCCTAATGGAGAGATTGCACTTTGTATTCTTTCTGCTATTAACGTCGGTAAAGTAAAAGATGATGAAGAGTTTGAAGACCTTTGCAATCTTTCTGTTCGTGGTTTAGAAGAACTGATTGATTATCAAAACTATCCTGTAGTTGCTGCAGAGATTGGAACTAAAGCACGTAGGTCTTTGGGTGTTGGGTATATTGGTTTGGCACATTATCTTGCTAAACTTGGTTTTAATTATGATACTCAAGAATCTTGGGATGCAGTTCATCAATTGTCTGAATCATTCCAATATTTCCTTCTCAAAGCATCAAATGAAGTTGCTAAAGAAAAGGGTGCTTGCGAATACTTCAATCGTACCAAGTATTCTCAAGGTATTCTTCCAATTGATACTTATAAGAAAGATGTAGATGAAGTATCTTCTGCTCCTCTTCAACACGATTGGGAAGCATTGAGACAATCAATCAAAGAGTTTGGATTGAGACACTCTACTCTTACGGCACAGATGCCATCTGAATCAAGTTCTGTAGTTTCAAATGCAACAAATGGAATTGAACCTCCTCGTGGATTCTTATCAATTAAAAAATCAAAGAAAGGACCTCTTAAGCAAATTGTTCCACAGTATCAACATCTCAAAAACAATTATACGTTGCTTTGGGATATGCCTAGCAATCGTGGTTATATTAATATTGTTGCAGTTATGCAGAAATTCTTTGACCAAGCGATTTCTGGAAACTGGTCGTATAATCCAGAGAATTATGCCAATAATGAAGTTCCTGTTAGCGTAATGGCACAAGATCTTCTTACAACTTATAAACTTGGATGGAAGACTTCTTATTATCAAAATACATACGATAATAAGACTGATGAAGTTAAAGAAGATAAAACAAGCATTGATGATTTGGTTAAAGAACTTTTAGACGGAGGAGAAGAGGATTGTGAATCCTGTAAAATTTAAAGTTACTACAGAGAAAGAAAAAATGATAGAAGGAATGACCGTATTTAATACTCAAGAGGTAGATGCCAAAAAGCAACCTATGTTTTTTGGTGCTCCTCTTGGGGTTCAAAGATATGATACTTATAAGTATCCAGTTTTTGATAAACTGACTCAACAACAATTGGGATATTTTTGGAGACCAGAAGAAATTTCTTTACAAAAAGATCGTGGGGATTATCAATCTCTTCGTCCCGAGCAAAAGCACATCTTTACTTCTAATTTGAAGTATCAAATTCTTTTGGATTCAGTTCAGGGTCGTGGTCCCGGAATGGCTTTTGCTCCTTATTGCTCTCTTCCCGAATTGGAAGCGTGTATGAAAGTTTGGGAGTTTATGGAGATGATACATAGTCGTTCCTATACATATATTATTAAGAATGTTTACTCTGATCCTACAGAAGTTTTTGATTCCATTTTGAGTAATGAAAAAATTCTTGAAAGGGCGTCATCAGTAACTGGTGCTTATGATGATTTTATTAATTCCGCACAACATTATGGAAACTCAAATCTTTGGATTCACGCACAAGAAGGTGCTGGATCAGCAAAAGAAGAAAGGTATGAACTCAAAAGAAAACTTTATCGTGCAGTAGCAAATGTCAACATTCTTGAAGGTATTAGATTCTATGTCTCATTCGCTTGCTCGTTTGCATTTGGTGAACTCAAGATTATGGAAGGATCCGCTAAAATTATCTCTCTCATCGCAAGAGACGAAAATCAGCACCTTGTCATTACTCAAAACATCCTCAATAAGTGGCGTGAAGGAGATGATCCAGAAATGCAACAAATTGCTAAAGAAGAAGAGGAATGGGTAAAAGGTGCTTTTGAGAATTGTGTAAATGAAGAAAAGAGGTGGGCAGAATATTTGTTTAAGGATGGTTCAATGATTGGATTGAACGACAAACTTCTTTGGAGTTATGTTGAGTGGATTGCGAATCGTCGTATGAAGTCTATTGGTATTAAACCACTTTATGATATTGCTGCGAAGAACAACCCACTTCCTTGGACTTCTCACTGGATTGAATCTAAAGGATTGCAAGTAGCACCACAAGAAACAGAAGTTGAAAGTTATATGGTTGGTGGTATTAAACAAGATGTTGAAAAAGATACATTTGCTGGATTTCAACTATGATATGAGGGGTTTTGACCCCTCTTTTTTTTATAAATAAAAAGAAGGTATTGCTTACTCATATGTCTGGAACTTTTAAGTTTAAAAGATTTTACAGTGAAGGTGTTGCAGCAGAACATCCAGATATTGCAGGGCAAAAAGAATTTGCAAATAAAGCAGATGCTGAAGTTGCTCGTAGAAGAGCAGCAAGAGCAAAGAAAGCAGGACCACAACTTCCTGGTTTTGTTGCGTCAGTAAAGAAAGAAGAAGTAGAAGTTAGTGAAGCAAAGGTTGATAATAGTCTATCAAGAAGTGAAAAGGAAACAGCAAGAAATAAAAGAGCAGGAATAACAAATAATCCTTATATTGGAAATGAAAGAGGACAAAACAGATATAGAACAGATAGGCATATGTTTAACTGGGGAGAAAAAAAACAAAGAGGAAAAAAAGAAGATAATTGGACGAAAACCAAATTTATTAGAGATAAGACAGGTAAAGTTACAAAATATCAAGATTGGCACGTAAGCAATCAAAATGATAGAAGAGCAAGAATAGAAACCGAAGAGTTTGAACTTGGTGAAAAGATTGATGTAGGTGCTGATGTTAGTAAAACAATCAGTGATTTTGTTCATTCAAAAAACAAAACCTTTAAGGGTGATAGTAAGAAGCAAAGAATTAATAGAGCACTTGGCGCTTATTATGGTGCTCAAAAAGAAGAAACTGAAATGAAAGATAAAGATCCTTGCTGGAAAAATTATAAAATGGTTGGCACCAAAAAGAAAGGATCAAAAACAGTTGCAAATTGTGTTCCAGAAGAAATTGATTATAGTGATGCTTATGATTATGTAATTGAAACTTTGATTGAATGTGAATTTGTAGAAGATGTTGATTCTGCAGAAAATATGTTTGATGCTTTAAGTGAAGGTTTTGTGTCTGTAATTCTTGAAGAGTATATTGAAGAAGCAAAACGTCCAAAATCTCAAACAAGAACAGCAAATGCTGGAAAAAAAGGATATGATGCTAAAGGAAATCCAATTCCCAAAGTAAGCACAACACACGTTATACACGATGTAGATGATAATCTTGCAGATCAAAGATCCAAAGATGCTGCTAAAATTGATGTGATGAGAAATAACACTAAAACAAAATCATTAACTCCTGGCCAGTTTGCTCATCATAAATTGGAACCTGGTGATAAATATGGATTTAATGCTTTTAGAGATGCTAAACTTTTTAAAGATACTACTAAACCAATTAAACCAGTAGCTAGAATAGGAGATAGCAAAAAAAGATCAGCAAAAAAATCTGTTGTTACTGCTCGTGGCGGATCTGCATTTGGAAGCAATAAACCCAGCACTCCTATGGACGAATCGTTTGCAAAAGATTTGAGAGACAGAATTGGAGTAAGAGGTATAGAAAAACCAAATATTCATTTTACTGGTGGAATGAGTAAGGGATCAAATAAAGGTCTTTCTGGTCCTGAAAAAAAGGCTAAAGTAGTTGCACAGATTGTAAAACCAGATACCAAAAAGGTAATTACAACTGATGATCACCTTGGCAATACAAGAGCTATGGCTGCTGCCGCAAGTGCTGCTGCACCACAGGCTAAAGTTATAGCATACCAATCAAGACCTTCTACAAGAAAACCAAAAGGAAAAGGAAAGGTTGGAGATATAGTTCCATCCAGAGTTGGTAAAGAAAATAAACCAGAAGATACAAATATAGGAATAAGATCCAAACCAGATGCTCCAAAATCTACTACAGAAACACAAAGAGCACGTAAAAAAGCAAGAAAGAATATGGGAGAAGAAATGACTCCATACGAATACTGGAAGCAATATATTGCTTGATGGTGTAGTAAAATGAATGAGGAGTTTCAAAAACCTCATAAAAAGAAAACTCTTTCTCAACAAGAGAAATTTTTGAAACTCCAAAATTTATTAAAACAATTAGAAAACAAGAAAAAATGTAGTTATAAAACAAATAATACCTAAATATTATGAGAAATAACAAAATTTCCACATTTTTAAAATGAATCACGAAGACCTCAATGTAACTACCTCAAATAACTGGGGAACAACAAAGACCTTAAGGGATATTGCTGAAGCTTATTCTGCAGTTTATGAAGGTAAGGGTGATGGCAATCTTGCTAATAACTATCCTCCTTATGACAAAGTAACCAGAGGAGACGTTATTGCTGGTGCTTTAGGTAAGGATCAAGAAGGTGGAAAGAAAAAGAAGAAGGTGAAGGAAATTGATGAAGCAACTGCGATGGCTAAGAGAGGTTATGATGAAACCGAAATTCGTAATAGGATTGCTAAAAACACAAAAGGTGGAGAGGTTGCTGATAGAGCAACTGCATTAGCAGACAGACCAACTTTTGGAGATAAGTCAAAGCAAGCAGCAAGAGATACTCTTGCAAGAACGCAGAGAGGTGATTTCCGCAGAACAAATTCTTCTGATTATGGTCTTCGTTTGGGTGCCCATAAGTCTGCTGACCCTGCCGTAAAAGCAAAGCAGGCAGCAAGAGGAAAGCAGAGAAGTCCTCTGACCCCTAAAGAGAAAAAGATGCTTAATAGAGAGGCATATGAAACATATGAATTTGTGGCATCATATCTTCTTGAAAACAACTTTGCAACAACAGTTGATGACGCAAATGCAATTATCAATAATATGAGTGAGAATTGGTTCAATCAAATTATTGAAGGTTGATATAATATTACAATTTATTAAGCACCTTGACAGGTGCTTTTTTTATGACTATAATCACTCTGTTAGGGTTGAAGATAAGTTATATCTATAAATAACTTGAATATTATTAGGGACCCGAATGAGTTATGAAAACCCTTGGTTATATCAAGGAAAAGTTTTTGAGACAGAAGATATTCAAGAGAATTTTGGATTTGTTTATTTGATAGAATGTTTGTAGAATGATAAATCATTTAAACTCTTTTCTTTGTAAAATATCAATATTTCTATTTTTTTGATATATTGAAAGACCAGCAGCAGTAGAAATATATCCAGTGATTAAACATTCCCATAATTTTAAATTATGATTTATTTTATTTTTTATTGTTTTTAAATTTATAGGATTTCCATCAACATAAAATATTTTATTTTTTTCTATTAATTCTATATACTTGTTCCAATGAATATCTTTTTCTTTCATGTAAGAAATTACACTATCCCAAGTGTTAATTCCATCTGTTATTTGTTTTTTCCTTGATAAAAATAATTTTTCTTTATGTTCATCAGTAAGTTTTGAACCATACATAGGATTTCCTTCACCAGAAAACATTTCACTCAATCTTTGTCTAACTTCTGGTCTTTTTGCTGGATTATTATCTCCAATCATTCTATCTTTTACCAATTCTCTAAATTTATCATTCCTTAATACTACTTCATATATTCCTGTTCTTTCACTTACAAAAAATCTTCCCTCAATATTTGTATTGTAGTATTCATCAGTCATTAATACATTTCGGTTAAATTGTTCATAGGTTTCATAATAAGACATAGATTTTTTATGAGCACATATGTATAATATTTCCCTTAAAAAATATTCTTTTCCAATCAAATTAATATCTTCTTTTAATCCATCACAAGAACCATAATAATTTCTCCAATCACTTTCTTTCTTTTTTCTCCTTCCAGTTTTTCTATCTTTTTGACGAGTCCAAAAATGTTTCTTGCCAACATACTTTTTATTATTCGTGAGATTAGTAATTAAATATACAAACCCTTCCATATTTTTTGGAATTTCAATAAAATCTTTTTCGTTATATTTCCATTCCATAAAAATACTTTCTTCCGTTAAAATTATTTATAGAAAATACTTTTGGTCTTTTGTGGTATAGAACACCATAAAGGATATGTTGCTAAAATTTTGAACGTGTGATAAGATATGAATGTCATGGACCGATATTTCAGGAAGGATTACTTTAATGCGACTTCATATCAAGAAAATCTGTAATGATACGATACAACAACATATTGATCGTATGCACGACTTGTGTGATGAGGGTAGATCAAGAGATGCGGAATGTATCTATAGTGAAATCCGTGATTGGGTAATTCAAAAAGAAAACCTTGAAGTATTATCACTTGATTATATCAGCGGAAACTTTTTAGATTTTTAACCATTTCTAAATACTGTGATATAATGTAAAAATCCATTTTTGGATTCCTATTATGAGTAGGTTTTAATATTATGAGAATTTGATTGTGAAAATTAGAGCCCAGGAAAGTGCCTCCCGAGAGGGTTGGTGTACCCCCTTTCTATTGGGATGTAGAATTCAGTAAAACTTAATGCAAAATTTCTTTACAGTAACCTTGCCCCTTTTGGCATCGGTTACAACCAGTTCGGCAACACTGCCTATGGTATTTGCTCCTCCCCCTTTGAGTGCTCCGCCACCATATTCTATTATTAAGGAGTTTAATATAAAGACAGCGACCAAAGAGGTTGCTCCCGAAAAGTCAAAAGAGAAAAGGTTAATTTGTAAAGGGTGTAATGAAAATGAAAATGTTGCCCTGAATTATTTTCAGGACATTGGAATTAAAGATAAAAACGCCCTTGCTACTATCATGGGCAACATTAAACAGGAATCAACATTTCAGTCTAATGTTTGCGAAGGTGGTAGTAAAAGATCCTACTATAACTGCTACGGTGGTTATGGTTTGATTCAATGGACATCTACTAATCGTTATTATGGATTGGGTGATTTTGCCAAAAAGTATGGTGGTTCTCCATCATCACTTCAAACGCAACTTCGTTATCTTACAAATGAAGTTCAATGGAAGAAAATTGAAGATCGCATGAAAAAAGGTGGTCGGTCAATTTACTCTTACATGGATACTGCATATAGTTGGATTGGTTGGGGGCATCATGGTGCTCGCACATCCTATGCCCATGATTATGCATCCCGACTGATTCAAGTAGAAGTCTAATATATAAGGGGAGTGTTTCTGCTCCCCTTTCTTATGTTTAATTTTAACTTCGGAAATAAGAAACCAGATATAAAGCAGTATGCAATTATAGGAATTGTATTGAGTTCTATTGTAGGATTACTTTCCCAATGTACTGGAATTAAACAGAATAATATTTGGGATTTACTTGATGAAGTTCAAAGAAGATATTTTCCTCATAGCATTATCAACGACTTTATTATTAAAGATCCAGAGAAACTTGACCGAAGAATACATCGTGATGTTGATGCAGCAATCGCAGAGTATGAACGCTTGACAGGGGATGATGGAAAGGTTAGAATATCTAAACCACGATACTCAGAGAAACCACCAGACGGGTCTTATGCCCAATCAGTTCTTGGAGGTGAAATGAGATTGTGTGCTCCTTGGGTTGAAGATTGCCCAAAAAATTAAATGCGAATGTAGTTCAGTGGTAGAACGCTATCCTTCCAAGTTAGATGTCGTCGGTTCAAGTCCGATCATTCGCTTATAAATACTTAAAAAGGATAATGGAAACTTTATTCAAATCACTTAGTGATGCTCAAGCGTCACTTTTTGTTTTATTCCAAAAAACTTGGATTTATCATTGGAATGTTGTTGGTTCTGATTTTCAACAACTTCATACTCTTTTTGGTGGACAATATGAAACAATGTTTGAAGAGATTGATACTCTTACAGAACATATGAGATATCTTGATATGAAGCCAGTCAGCACTCTCACGCGAGTTGTAGAGGTTTCGGAAGTCAAAGAGGCATCAAGTTCAATTGATGCTAACGAAATGGTCTCTGACCTGCTAGAGAGCAATAAAAAATTGATTGAAATGCTTACTGCAACATCAGAAGAAGCAGATAGTCAAAAGCAATACGCAACTTCAAATTTAGTTCAAAGTTTAATGGAAACACATGGTAAATTTGTTTGGATGTTGAGATCTTTTTTAAAATAAAATTTAATGATATAATTTGAATACTTGACTAATTTAAAGGAATGAATCAAAATGTTAAAAGTTAGATGCAAAATGTGCAACAAAGAATTGCACTCACATCCAACACAAACTAAATGTTGTGGGTGTGATAATTTAACAACAGTAAAAGATAATAAAATTACTGCATTAGATTTGACTTTGGTAGAGTTAATATCAAAACCAAATCAACAAAATAATTCTTCTTCTCTTTTTTCAAGAGAAGATCTTGCATATCAAGAAGCAAGAAGAAACCGTAAAATTAGAAAAATGGAGTTTGAAATTAAATGAGTTGGGAATCCCCAAAATTTTCAAAAAATGATATTGAATTGCTTACTGTATCATTGGATGATTATATTTTTTATGCTAAACAAGATGGTGGTCCAGATACACAAGATGTGGAACGTCTTTTGAGTAGATTGGAAGATCATTTAAACAAATTTTAATAACTATTAGTATCCTATTGATATAAAAACAAATGGATCAACATACCTATGATAATTGGATGAAGATAAAAGAAACATTTGAAAAGTCTGGAAATATAAAAAATATGTTTTATATGAGAGCTTGTGAAATTGCTAAAACCAAAAAAGATCCTCTTGCTAAATTTCTTGGGGATCAAAAATAAATCTTGACAGACTTCCCAATCCCTGATAAAATATTTTTATATTGATTTTTGAAATGGAAAAGTTTACAGTAGAAGAATTCCAAGCAGACTTTGATAATCTACTAGAAAAAGTAGAAAATGGGGAGTCTTTTATCATCACCAGTGAAGGAAAGGAAGTGGTTATAATGCCTGCAAAAGATTATGAATACATAGTGGATGGTTTAGAAGAACACGACGACCTGATCCGAATACACACGGATCACGAAGAAGGTTGTTGATTCAAGACCACATATAGGTCTTATACGTTGCTTTGTGATAACTTTATGGGCGGGTACTTTAATGGTAAAAGAGGCTCCTTATAAGGGCTCAATCTGAGTTCAATTCTCGGTCCGCCTATTATTAACATAGTCACGGAGAGACTTTAAAAGTACTGGTGGAGTCAATTATGATCCTCTTGGGTTTGCAATTTCCTTAAAAAATTGTTGATGAAAGATCTAAGGAAGGAGAGTTGCATAAACTCTCCTTTTTTTGTATAATATATAATACATACACTAACAAATTGATTTATGAGTCAATATCAAAAAACCGCACTTGTACTTGGTGCGGGTGGTTTCATTGGAAGTCATATGGTTAAGAGACTACGATCCGAAGGATATTGGGTTCGTGGTGTAGATATTAAAAGACCTGAGTTCTCGGAAACAGAAGCACACGAGTTTATTCAAGGAGACCTTACTGATTTTTATTTTACCGAACGTGTAGTTCAATTTAAAGGATACCTGGGAAACTTTTATAATTTTGTTCCTTCAAGATATATTTTACCATTTGATGAAGTTTATCAGTTTGCTGCTGATATGGGTGGAGCAGGGTATATATTCACAGGAGAGCACGATGCTGATGTGATGCAAAACTCTGCATCAATTAATCTAAATGTTCTTCGTACTATTAAAGAATTGAATGAACATTGTGGAGTAAATAAGACTAAGGTGTTCTACAGTAGTTCAGCTTGCATGTATCCAGAGCACAATCAGTTAGATCCTGATAATCCTGATTGTCGTGAAGATTCTGCCTACCCTGCTGCTCCAGACTCTGAGTATGGATGGGAGAAACTCTTCTCAGAGCGTCTGTACTTTGCTTATCATCGCAATTGTGGTATTCCAGTAAGAGTTGCTCGTTATCATAATATTTTTGGACCAGAAGGTACTTGGACTGGTGGAAGAGAAAAGGCACCTGCTGCTATTTGTAGAAAGGTTGCAGAACTTCCTGATGTAGGTGGAACGATTGAAGTATGGGGAGATGGACTTCAAACTCGTTCATTCCTTTATATTGATGAATGCATTGAAGCAACTCGTAGATTGATGAATTCTGACTTTATTGGACCAGTCAATATTGGTTCAGAAGAAATGGTAACTATCAATCAACTTGTAGAAACTGCTGCAAAAGTTGCC